CTATATTTAAAAATGGAGATGATAATGTAATCAATGTCAGTGATGAGTGGTCTGAAACCGTCACGCAGAGCTCGATGATGAGTTCTTCTGCCAAGATTGATATGATTTATACTCCTGAACATAAAGGTGCTATTACTGTTGAACATCGAAACTATGATGAGATTGAGTTTTTGAAGAGAATGTTCATTTGGCACGCTAAGTTCCGTTATATGGCTGGTGCTTTGAGGAAGGAGAGTATTATTGAGATGTTGAACTGGACTGGTCGTGTCTTTAAGAAGGAGCAGTATTGTGACACTATTGATCAAGCTCTCATGGAGTGGTCTGCCTGGGGTGAAGACGAGTTTAACCGTGTCTTCCCTATTATTGAAGAGGCAAGTATCCGTGAATTGTCTTATGTTCCCTTGAATAATACGTATGAAAAGGCGTTTCGTGCGTACATGGGAACTAACGTTGACGGGTTCTATTAGGAACCCTCCGTCCTGGGGAGGACATTAATCTACCCCACTAGGGACCGACTCACTGTTAAAGTTTAAGTGATTAGGCCCCTTTGTATATAGGCTTTGTGATGTGTAAATGCTTTGTAACCTCTAGGTCCATTGTCGTGATGGCCCTTCGCGTCCGACGATTCGGAATAGAGAAGTGCATTGTATGAAGTTACGTCTGTGTACATAAATTAATAAAACCTAGCTACGGCTATGGGTGGTGCTATATATTGCAGGTGCGCTGCCCGAAACCTGACATCTTACTTATATGAATTCTACTACAACAACTTCTAGTGCTATGTCCATGGATACAATCCAAGCTGCTCCGTCTGATATGTCATGTTGCGACACTCAAGAGACGACGACGTTTACTGACGAAGGAATTACTATTTCCGTCGGTAAGACTACTAAGAACGAGCCTTCGGCGATAACTATGCCGGACTCGGATATCAAGAACTTTTTAGCGAAGCCATTCCTTATTAAACAGGGGAGTTGGGCCACAACGGATGTTTACACCGGAGGGTCCCACCTGTTCAATACTGGCATTGCTACACAGTTGGTCAGTAATGCCTTCTGGACAAATAAGTTGCAAGGATACAATCTTATGCGAGCTAAAGCAATTATTAGGATTGTGATTAATGCGACCCCTTTTCAACAAGGTAAGTTGCTTTTAAGTGTGATGCCTTTGGCCTCCAATTATGCTTCTGCAGATGCTGGTTTTGCGAATCGGCATGTTTACACATTGCAGGGCCTGCGGAC